TGATAAATGTTCAGTTTTATCATTTTTCCTCCCGTAAACAAAAAAGAGCAGTCGTTAAACCGCTCTTGAATTATTATGTTATTTATTGTTTCCATCCTAAGATTTCAGCCATCATGGAGTTATAATCTTTATATTTCTCGTACAGCTTAGCCAGCCTGTTTTCTCCAATTTCCCTCAATTCTTCAATAATTTTATTATTAGTATCGTCACTTCTGTATTCGTCGACATAGTACTTATCGAAAATAGCATCTACTTTATCTTTATTTTTTTCAATTTCACAATGCTCCTGTTCCAGTTCTATCATTATCATACCTATTCAACACCTTTCAATCTCATACTTGCCATTAATATATTTTCAATATAATTCTTTTCCTGACCATAGTCTGGTATTTTTCCATTTTTTATCCAATCAAGAGTTATATTTTTTATTTCTTCTTTTCTATTTTTCCATATAGGTGTGTTTTCTATTACCTTATCTGTTACGGCGTCTAAATTATCTTTGATATAATCAAAATATTTTTTTGCATATTCCGATTTATCAAAATGCAAACTGTCCAGAGTATTATACACTTTAGACCATTCTGCCGTTTTATTATTTCCAAGTCTGTAATCAAACATTATCTCTCCGAAATCCTCAATTGTCTTACAGTTTTTAAACTCCTTAAGCATTTTAAGCTTCGGCAGAGTTTCAGTCAGATATCCTGAATAAGCTGGCATAAGATTATCTGATATTCCCAGCTCTTTAATTAAATAGTGTGCCGTTGATTCTGTGAATGTTTCCTCTATCTTTAAAAAATTAGCTGTTCCCAATGTGATAATATCTGTCTTCAACCCATTCATTTTTGCATGATATATCTCGTGTAACATGGTTTTTATCTGGTATCTGATATCTCTGTCGTCATCTAATTGCAGATTATAAGATAAAAGTTTCATGGTGTCATTGCTGATTTCAAATTTGCAATTTCCACGTTCTCTAATTTTTTTCACATTAACAGGCACATTCAGCCCATTAGCTTTCAACAGCTCTTCAGCTATTTCCTTTCTTGCATCTGAATTTTCCGTTTTTACTGTTTCTAAAATCTTATCAATTATCCCTGGTTCCATTGTACTCATTTTTATATCATTTTGCAATACTTTTTCTGAATTATTACTCACATATTTTTCTTTCCAGTCGCTATATTTCATATCTGCCGGAACATACTCCGTTTCTCCTGTTTTCTCATTCCTTGAAGCTCTTTCGCCTTCCATGTCATCGAAATATGGAACTGTAGTAGTACGACATCTGACATGAAACGGATTCGCAGTGACTCCAACTTCATAATCTTTCAAGTCAAATACCTTACCATCCATATCCTGACATATGTCCGATGTTCTGTTATCCAGTGTGGCCACTATCTCATATTTTTCCACTCCCAAATCCTGATAACTCTTGAGCCTTGCCCTGCTTGAATATGCGGCACTCTCAGTATATACAAGTCTTGACGCATTGGCTTTCGACACTTTCATTTTCTCAGCAATTTTATCTGCCAATTTCTCTAAACTGTCGCCTCTGATAAATGCCTGTGTCATTTCCGTATGCAGAGTATTTATAAGCTTGTCCTTATCTTCCCAGATCCTATCAGAAAAGTTTTTGCCATCAGGAGCCCATGGTTTTTTAATGACTGTGTTTACAAGCTTATCGTTAAGGCTATATATGTTTGTTCCTACTCCTGTACCTTTTGCTATCTGAAAAGCTGTTCTGTTGTACTGGTCTTTATAAAGATTTTTAAGATAGCTTTCGAATCCACTTTCACGGCCATTATAAAGCTTTTCTATTTCCCCTCTTACTTGTAACTTCATAGCCTCAAGCCGTTCTATATGGACTTTTGCACTTGCGTTCTCAAGTTGTCTGCTCCAGTCTTTTTTGATTCCATTTTCTTCTCCGTGTTTAATGTATTCGTCAAGTGTCCACTTGAATTCTTTGAGTTCTTTGTCGTTAAGCATCTTCTTAGCTTCCGCAAGTGATACATCGTTGTTTTTAGCTATCCTGTTGTACCATACCTCGATGTCCTTGTTCATTCTAGCGATAGCCCTCTCGTATTCAAGTTGCTGTCTCCGGAATTCGTCTCCCGCTATCTTATTAAGTCGTTCCTCTTCCTCGATAAATCTGTCCTGCCAATAGTTATTTTTACTCATCTATATCATCGAAGTGGTTATGTTCTCCGAATTCCCCGTAATCTTCAGTCTTAATTTTTTCCTCACGTTCCTTCTTCAGCCTTTCCTGTTCTGCCTGAACATCTGTCACCCATGGGTGTTGGGCAAGTATTGTTTCCTCAGATATTATTCCAACTGAATTTTTGATGTCCGTTATTGCCTGACTTTCATTAACCAGAATATCCCTGTTCAGTACAACTTCAACCTTTTCATTTAAAAAGTTTCCTTGTCCAGTATTCTTTAAATGGTTTGCAACAAACCACAGCAGATCTTCAAAACTTGCTTGAAATTCGGTCTCAAAATCATTTGCCTCCAAATCGATTTCGCTGTACATGGATCTTATGTTCAACTGGTTCGGATTGTTCCCCAGTGTGTCGGCCTTGCTATCAAATCCTGCTCCATTTTCGATTATTGTCTGTTTCAAAAGTTTAACTATCGCGTCATAGTTTCCTGCATTTACTTCAACCTGTAAACTTGACACTTCTCCTTCTTCCCTGACCTTTACGGCTCCATATGTTGCCAGGTTTCTCCTAAACTCACCCAGGTTCTCACCGTCATAGTTCTTTATAACCAGTATCGTGTTCCTGCTGTCCTCCTGCATATTGTTCATGAAGTCACTCATAAGCATGTTAAGTCCGTCCTGCAGTGATTTTACCCTATTAAGCAGAGGCTGCTCCAATTCATCAGCCCTAAAACTTATAAGCGGTATTCTTTGCCAGTTATATGGTTTATTGTCAACTGTCAGGTATGCTTTTTTCTCGATCAGGTTAAGCTTATTATCGTTCAGTATGTAATATTCAACTCCTGAGTCCTTGTATAATTCTATATGCGTTTCCTTTTCATATCTTCCGTTCCTGTATACCTGGTTGACATATTTTCTGATTGCATATTTAAGTTCTGTATGGTCGTTGTCAGTCCACACAGGAATAACTTCGACCGAATTAATCCTCTTAAATTTCAAATTTCCTTCCTCATCAACATATAAAAATAGCCATCCGATGCCGTTGTTATACACATCAGTGGCTATCCTTTTAATCGTTTTGAGGAATCCTTTATCAAATAAATCATTTAGCAGCTCGTTGTATTTTTCGTTGTCTGTGCTTATACTGGGTGTCTTGGATGCTATATAGTTCACCTTCTGCTTTACCAGTTTTTTATACTGATTGTTAATAATCTTATTGTTTGGCAGGTTGTGAACTGTTATCAGTTTCCCGTCATCGCCTATTGCCGTTCTGTTCCTTTTCAGTATGTCGTGTTCCCCTGCATAATACCTGTTCCCATCGATCATCATTCTGTAGTTCTCACTTGAAAAGTGCCACATTATGATACTCTCAATTTCCGATAAGCTTATATTGTCCTTTTCCATTTTATCTTTTCTCCTAAAAAATCTTTTTATAAATTCAAACATTTCAGCTCCTTAATCAAAAGAAAATGTAGGGCCTTTCGTATAATCTTCCAGTGCATACCGCATCGCATCCATTAAGTGGTTAAAATCGTCCACGGGCTTATTAACCGCATTATCGAACTTGTCCTTGTCCCACATATAGTTTGATATCTCAGTGATGAAGTTAACGCATCTCGGGTGTATTATGATTTTATAATCCTGGATGTACTGTATCCCATTATTAATACTGTCCTTACCTTTCCTTGAATTTCTTATCCCCTTAAGTCCTAAGTCATAAAGTTCGTCTATTGACTTCGGCTCCTGACTGTCGGCGGTTATTTTTTCCTTTCCATACCCCTTGCGGATTATTTCTTCCGCTATTTCCCTGTTCTTCATGGCGTTCTGATAAATTTCATCAAATACGTATATTGTCTTGTTTGCCACATCTATCAGTCCACAGAACAACGCAGTAGGGTCGTTCGTGTACCCGAAGTCAAGTCCGAATACCGATTTGACTCCATGCATTTTTGCCACTTCCATATAATCAAATTCCTTCTCTTCCCAGTTCTCGTAGACAAGTCCTTCAACTATTCCCCAGTTTCCAAGCCCTGCAACCTGATATCGCCTAGGATTATTTTTCTTCATGTCCTCGAACAGCTTTTTATCACTTTCGTCAAGCCATTCGTTGCACATGTAGTTCGTTGTCTTGGCCATTATGTTTTCGTCTTCAACGTCAAAAAATCTCTTCTTAAGCCAGTGCCGTTCGTTCCAGGGGTTGAAACTGATTATAAACTGCTTAAACAGAGGTGGTTCAACAATACCCCTGATACTTTCGTCAAGCATATTGAAATCCTGTTCCCTGTTTATTTCGTATGCCTCCTCGCACCAGCACCAGCACAAAACTCCCTCTGATACCGATATCGAAGTTATCTTAAGCGGATCGTCAAATCCTCTAAATAAAATTTTCTGTCCCGTAGGTTTATATGTTATTTCAAGCGGGCTTTCTTTAAATTCCCAGTATTCAAGTACATTCAGTCTGTTAATCGCCCATCTTAAATCACTGTAGCAGCTGTCTTTAAGCGTCCTGTACACCTTACGCACAACAAGGGTATTTGCTCCCCTGTATTTCATCATGCTGTATATTATCCATAGTGCTATGGTCTTGCTTTTCTTACTTGCCCTTGACCCTTTCACGACTTTATATCTGCCTTTAAAATTCCAAAAATCCTTATAGCCTTTTCCGACTATGTCAGGCAGCCTGATCCTTTTACTCTTCAAGTTCATCCTCACCCACTATCATCACAGGTAGTACACCTTCAACCTCGACCTTGTCAGTAAACAGCCTGTACCGTTTCCCAAGCAGTTCGGCCGCCTTTATTCTGTCCTTAAGTCCTA